CAGCACGTTGGAAAGGATCGATAGCTACGCATTGGACGGGATAAAGGACGAAAGCGTGAGAGAGACTATCCTTGGAAGCGTGGCGAAGCGTAGTGCGTTGGTATTCGGATGGAGCGAACAAGGGGAAGCGGCGTCTGTGTCGATCAATTTACTCGGATCGATGCCGGATCGATCATTCGAAGTGAACGTGACGAGCGAATCCGAAACGAAGTAAATATAACAGTGATTGTACGCAACGGGCGGACTAATGGACTGGATTAGATAAGCTAATGACAGAAAAGGATTGTTTTCCCTAGGGGTTGGCAGGAGGTTGGACGCCTGGGGGAGGCCCCCTTTGGGGGTGGGCTTCGTTTACGATACCCCCCTCAAAAATTTTCCGCCTTTTTGACCATGCTAAACAAAATCAAAATTGGTCAAAGTATTTCTCTCTCAACAGCGGAGCGTAAGCTCGCCCATTTCGTAGCCAAGAATCGAAATGGTAAGAATCGATATTTCAACGTGGTGAACCTAAAAATCAGTGCGGAAGATCCGCATACGGTCGATCTTGAGGGAATCTGCGGCGAGTTAGCTTTCTGCAAGCTGTTCAATGTTTATCCTGATCTGGATACGGATCGTAATCCTCCGCATCCGCTCTATGACGCGATTGTCCCGCCGCCACCGGGATTTTGCATCGATGTTAAAACGACCAAGTATGACAATGGAAAGCTATTGGTCGATGCGCGCAAAGGGTTGAAAACCGACGGAGTGGACTTCTACGCTCTGATGACAGGAACTTTTCCAGGTCCGTACACATTCCGTGGAGTCATCGCGAAGGAGCATATCATCCAACCTCATAAACTTGGCCTACTTTGTGGATACAAGAGCTACATGGCGGAGCAATCGGAGCTGACCGATGAGTTTGAGGCCAATTACTAATTGTGATTGACACTTTAGTCGCCCTTGTGCGTCAGTGCGCGTAACGACCTTAAGCAATGCGGAGGCTTGGTCAGCCATCGCAAAACCGTCTAAGCGGCAATGACACTCCGCGTGTAGCAGGTTGGATAATCAGCCACCGTGTGGTGGATGGATGGCCAACCATAACGCAGATAACGTCGGTTTAATTTCATAATCTCATGGCTTGTCCTAATGTCTTCAACGCCTTCGCGGTGGCTACTGAGTCGCTCGCGCAGGACGTTTATAAACGCGCCTCGTACCGCTCGATGTGGCTCAACATGATTGAGCGCGGCGAGTATCCTCAGGGTACTGGTCTGACCCAGACCTCGTTCACCACCACCTCCATCGAGCCGACTGCGGCTGAGGAGTGGTCGGCCATCACGCTCGCCAGCGGTAATCCTGGTGATAACGGTGGTGCTTGCGATGTCACCTACAATGACGTTCCGGTCGGCTACAATGCCGTCACCTGGAGTCCTGAGCGTTTCGCCCTTAAAGGTCCGCTCTTGTGTAAGGACGATCTGACCTTCGACCATCGCGTCGAGGCGTTCTTGCGCGTGTACCTTGAGAAGCTCTCCATCCGCGCTCAGCGTTCTTGGGAAACCCGTTACCAGAACATGTTCGCCAAGTATGCCATCAAGGCTGTGGCCGACTCGTCCTTCACTCAGGTTGAGACGATTCCGTCTGGCGTGAATGAGTTGCCCTGGATTCAGACCGGCTCCGCTGGTCAGGCTCTGAATCAGTCCACCTCCGAGCTGACTCAGGAGATGCTCGATGTGGCTGCTGCCACGCTGATCCGTAACGGTGCTACCAATCCTGATAGCTCTGGCTTCATCAGCTACAGCAGCGACGGCCCGGTGTTCCCGCTCTACATCGGCTTGGAGGCTTCGCAGCGCATCGCTCAGAACAACCCCGCGTTCCGTGAGGATCTGCGTCAGGCTGATATGGGCAGCGGCAGCGGCGCTGAGTTGCTCAAGCGCATTGGCGCGAATCGGGTGATTAAGAACTTCCGGCATGTGCCGAATCTGTTCCCGCCCCGCTACACCTACGCTGGTGGCAAGTACACGCTGGTTCAGCCGTTTACCAGCGCCAATGGCACGAAGGGTACGGTGTTCAGCGTCAACTCAAGCTGGGTGACTGCTCCGTTCGAGGCTGCGTTCGTTGTCACCCCGTATGTGTTCAAGTCGCACATTGTGCGTCCTGTGAACCGTGTTGGTGATTTGAGCTGGATGCCGACCAACTACATGGGCGAGTGGCAGTGGGTGACTGGTGCCTACAAGCTCGATGTGGATTGCGCCGATCCTCTGGAGAAGAAGGGTCAGCACTATGCTGAGTTCATTCATGCTCCCGAGCCAATCTTCACTAACCAGGGCATGACGATTATCTTCCGTCGTTGCACCGGCGCTTTGACCACCATCATCTGCTCGTAATCGAGCTAATAATTCACAGACCCGCAGGCGTGAAAATGCTTGCGGGTTTTTTCTTTTCGGCGATTGTTGCCACCGGATTATCTCATAGGTTGTTTGTCTCACAGCTCCGTTGTTGGAGCAGCCCCTCATCGGCCCGAAAGGCTGGTGGGGGGTTTTTGATTGACATACATGCCATGAGTCTGATGCTCGCTTCATGCCGGTATTTACCATTCCCAAAGGCGTTGAAATCCCCGAGAATTTGAAGGAAGGCGAGGCTTTCCAGACGATGGCGACTATCGTTCTTGGTAAGAACGGAAAGGCGGAAGTCATTGAGATTGATGGTATGGCCATCCCCGGTTACGAGAAGAAGTCTAAGGGCAAGAAGATGGCCGAGGGAGGCGAGGAGGAGGAGTATGAGGAGGAAGAGGAGATGGAGGGGGGGTCTGCTCCTGGTGGTGGCGGTTTCATCGCCGAGGTGATGCAGCGCGGCGCTGGTCCGATGGCACGATAACCGAAACGCTAAAAAACGTATGGCCGACATTACATGCGCTGAAACGGCAACGCTGCTAAGCGAGGTTAGCCCTCTTGGATGTCGCGCACCGTGGGAGCGTGATATGGCGAAGCTTGCGCTTCTGAACCGCATCGCCGACGGATCTGGAACGGCTGCGGCGAATGCTGCTTCGTTTGGAACGGTTCGCTCGGTTACGGCGTCCACTTCAATCGTTTCGAGTGATTTCGCGATTATCGCCAATTCAACAGCGGCAGCGATTACGGTTTCGCTTCCCCCGGCGGCAACGGCCAATGGGCGGATATTCTTCGTGAAGCGCGTGAATGCTGGCGCGAACCATGTCACTGTTGATCCGTTTGGTTCCGAAACGATTGACGGAACGGCAACTTATTCTTTGACGACGCACTGGTCCAAAGTTTCGATCATCAGCAATGGAACGGCGTGGTTCATTGTAGCAGACTAATAATATGGCCGACTCATCCATAACCTGTACCGAAGCTGCTCAGCTTATCGCCGAGGTTTCGGCAACTGGATGTCGTTCTCCGTGGGAGGTGGATATGCTTGAGTTGGCGCTTTTGAATCGTATTTCGGATTCCACTGGCGGCGCGGTCGGATTTCCGCTTACGGCGGATTTGACGTCCATTACGGCTGACGTAACGACGATAACGGCGGACGAGACTCAATTTTAATCTACGGTAAAACCCTTCAATACTTCACATGGCAAAACAAACCATTAACATCGGCGCAGCACCGAACGACGGAACGGGAACTCCGCTTCGCACTTCGTTCGATTACTGCAATCTGAACTTCACGGAGCTGTACACGGCTACTGGCCCGAGCGGCAATAACATCGTCGTTCCTGGCTCCGCCACCATCAGCGGCGATCTGACGGTGGACACGAGTACGCTGAAGGTTGATTCGACGAACAATCGGGTGGGTATTGGTACGGCGACACCGACTGCTGCTCTTGATATTCTTGGTGCGTTTGGAACCTCTACGGCTGCTGCGGTCATCAGGAATAACAGTGCTGCGAATGCCGCAAACATATCGCAGGTCCAATTCTTTGTTGCAAACACGTTCGGCGGAACGGAGCAGGTTGCTTCGATTCACGGACTGAATCCGAACGCTGCGTCGAACAATGGTGGTTCTCTTGTTTTCAGCACTTCGCTGAACGGAACCGCAACCACTCCTTCCGAGCGTTATCGTATTGGAAACGATGGTACTGCCACATGGTCCGTCGGCGGCACTACCGCCATGACTTTGAACTCTACGGGGCTGGGCGTGGGGGGAAGTCCTGCGACTAAGATTTTCGCAAGTGTCACTCCTCCCGGTGCTGGTCAGGATGGTATGCGAGTCAGCGATGGCACTCGTCTGATTCAGATGAGCATCTCTGGTTCGTCGTATTCATATCAGGGAATCGGAGCAAATCAGAACGTCATCTACGCAAGCGGAAATCCGCTGTCGATTCTGTCCGATGCTCAGAATCTCCGACTTGGAACAAGCGCGACTTCATACGTCTTGCTGGACACATCGGGCAACGTGGGCATAGGCGTTACGCCGATTACATCCCACATTCTTTCTGCGGCTGGACCACTTGCAATCACCGGAACTTTTTCAGGAACTCGCACCTCTTACATCACAAACTCAAGCGCGGCTTCCATCTATTACACCGATGGAGGCGGTTCTGGTTACTTTACTGATTTCGGAAACCTGATTATCCAGCCGAGAACGAGTGCTGCACGAAGCGTTGTCATTGCTACCGGATCAACCACACCAGTCGAACGTGCTGTTGTGAAATCAACCGGACAAGTTCGATTCGTACCTCTTGCTGCCGATCCTGCTGGTGCTGAAAGCGGTGATGTCTACTACAACAGTGTCAGCAACAAGCTGAAGTGCTACAACGGAACCACTTGGAACGACCTCTTTTAATCCATCCCATGATTACCCTCTCTTGGATCATCGAACGCCTTCTCGTCCGCAAAGTCGAAGGCACTCTCACGGACGTTGTAATCACCGCCGACTGGCGTTGCAACGGCACGCAGGATCAGTACAGCGGCACCTGCTACGGCAGCGCGTCGTTCGCGCCTCCGACCGAGAACTTCACGCCTTACGAGGATCTGACCGAAGCTCAAGTCTTGAGCTGGTGCTACAGCAACGGCGTCGATCAAGCGGCCATCGAAGCAAACGTCTCGCTCCAAATCGAAAACCAGATCAACCCGCCGATCATCGCTCCGCCGCTGCCGTGGTTGCCGCCGGTTGAAATCGTTCCTCCGATGTTGCCGCAGGTGGAGCCGCCGCTCGTCAATGCGGAAACTCCTGTCGCCGCTGTTGACGAACAGCCGGTTGTTTCGGATGCTCCGGCGGCATGATTAAAATTGAACTGACACTCGAACAAACCAACACCCTGCTGCAACTCGTGGAAATCGCAATGAAGGCTGGCAACATCAACAATGTGAAAGCCGGACTTCCTCTCTACGATCTGATCCTCGATTCAGCCAAGCAGCAGGCTCCAGTCGCCAACTAACACATCCACGCACGATGACGGACCACCACGCTTTCATTCGAGACATCTCAATCGGCGTCGGTGGTCCGGCCATCGGCATTCTGGGGAACGCGGTATTCTCCGATCCTCATCTCAAGACTGCGTCATTGGCACTTGGCGCGCTCGCCGCGCTTCTTACTTGCGTCGT